CACAGAAGGACCTGTCGGATCTCGTTGTCGAGTTATCTACGAGGACCCAGAACGACAGAGGAAGATCCTCTGGCAATCTCTGGGAGACCCTGGCAGAGCTCGATAAGTCTCTTGGTACCCTTTCGGGTATCTTCAGGGGCGCCGCCGACCTCTGGCGCAAGAAGCGTTGGGAAACCTTCGCTTCGAACTCAGCGTCGTCTTACCTTGCGTGGCGGTATGGGCTCAAGCCCATGTGGTCCGACACGCTTATGGTAATGGATGGTCTTGCAGCTAAGGTGGGACGAAAACGTGTCTCAACCCGGAGTAAGGGGTCTCTGACCGCTAATTCTGAGAAGAGCTACGTTTTCTCAAACAGCGATTTCGCAACGACGTATCTGGAGCAAGTCTCAGATAATGTCAGCGTGCGCTGCATGTCCTTTGACGAGCATGACGTCTCCCTGGCCAATAACATTGGCCTTAGCACCAAGGGCTTGGTAACCTTGCCCTGGGAGCTGACGAAGCGCTCGTTTGTGTACGATTGGTTCCTTAACGTTGGGGATGCGTTAGGTGCCATCGTACCTGCCTTAGGGTGGACTCAACTCGGCTCCTGTGTTGTCGTAAAGCGTCAAAAACAGCTGATCTATAACGCTGTCAGCACCACTCCTGGTGCTGGCAAGACGATAGTCCAGCCGTGGTCGGGAGGTTACAGACTCCTACTCGACTCCACGCAACGCAGCATAGGCTTGGCGCGTCCGGGCATTGTCGTCAGATCCGACTTTCGTTTTTCGAATCTGACACGGTGCCTCGACGCACTTTCCCTACTCGCACAGCGGGTACTCAAATAAGGATGATCCTTATGTCTCTCGTTTTCAACGCCAAAACCTACACCGCCGACTCGTTCCAACAGAACTCTGTCGGGTACATCGGAGCGGCCAAAACCGTGTCCGCCAAGGATGATCTCATCCTCAAGCGGACCCAGCCGAAGCCCACCTCCGTGTTCTCTGGTGTTGGTCGCACCGAAGCCAAGCTGACCCGGACCGTCCCGTTGACGGCGGCGCTCACTCCCACCTGGGAAGGGATCGTCGACATCAATGTGACCATTCCGGTCGGCACGGCTTCTGCCGACGTCGATGCGTTCCTGAACGACATGGGGGCGTTTCTTTCGAGCGCCTCCTTCAAGGCCCACGTCAAGGCTCAGCAAGTCAGCTTCTAAGAAGCTGCTTTGTCTAGGGCCCCCTCTAAAAGGAGACCCTATCATGAAGCTCTCGACGCTTGAGCTCGTGCTACTTCTTGTAGCACTAGCTGTCGTTTCACGGATCACTGGTGACAGAGTCACTTCGTGGTCCAAACCTGGAGTACATGATGCACCCCAAGTACCATCAGGAACTTCGACAGTTCAAGATGGCCGCCCAACAGAGGTGTTGGGCGACTTACCGAGAAATCCTCGGTAGGTTGTGCCAGGCTCATAGAGGGCTAGGATTTACCGAAAAGATCGAGGGTTTCGTAAGAAACCAAGATTTTGACGGCCTAGTCAACTATACTGATTGGATGTCTGAACAGAAGTATCCAGACGCTGAGTTGCATTTCTCGGCCAATCAGTTTGCAGCGCTCGTCCGCAAGTATCCCTTTCCGAAAGACTTAGTCTCCTTCGAGCCTAAGAAAACCGCAAAGGAAAAATGGTTGAAAGCCGAAGCTTCATGCCTCGAGACTAACAACCGTTTTCTGACACCGCTCCCATCTTTGGAGTGGAGTTTACACCATATGCGCGGCTTTATCAGCTACGTTCTTGGTGTCGAGCCAGAGCTTGCAGAGATTTTCAAACGCTGCGATTTTGGACCTGGGGCCTCCTTAGGGGTCCACGGGAATGCAACCAATAAGGCGCGAAAAATCGCGTCGAGTTGGTCCGTGTCTCCTAAGGCCTTGAACGCGGCTTACCTTGCGCTCACTTTTAACTTCCACTTATGGGAGATTCTTCTCCCAGATGGCGGTCGTAACGGAGTGAGATGCATTGACTCAGTTGCTGCTTTCCAGCAGTTTCTCAGTCGGGTAAAGTGCGTACAGTACAACAAAATAGCCTTTGTCCCCAAGACAGTTAAGGTCGAAAGACCCATAGCTGTCGAGCCGTTACTAAACGGTTTTGTTCAGAAAGGAATCGACCTTGTCATGCGAGAAAAACTTGCACGAGTTGGGTTGGACCTCACTGACCAGACTCCGAATCAAAGACTCGCCCGTGAGGGCTCTGTCGATGATTGTGATGATAGTTTCGTCACGATTGATCTGTCTAGCGCTAGCGATAGCGTGTCGACTGAAGTCGTAAGAAACCTCATCCCCCCAGAGTGGTTCCGTCTTTTGGACGGAGTCCGCTCGGCTTACTATATGGACCCTGCTGATCGTGAGATCCGCGCTTACCATAAGTTTTGCTCAATGGGGAACGGCTTCTGTTTTCCGCTTGAAACACTCATTTTCGCCGCTGCGTGCTCCGCTGTAGGTGCTGGCAAAGCCGGACGCGACTTCGTCGTGTACGGTGATGACATCATCCTTCGGAAACAGTACGCTGAGCCCTTACTGTCCCTTTTGGGGGACCTTGGGTTCACGGTGAACAAGGGGAAGACCTTCCTAGAAGGGCCTTTCCGTGAGTCTTGCGGTGCAGATTGGTATCAGGGTGAGGACGTACGTCCATTCACACTTGACTTCGCCCTCGATTCACTCGAGAGCTACTTCAAGTTCCTTAACCTAACCTGTCGCAACGAAAGGACAACTTCCTTCTTTGCGCCTCTGAGAGGATACCTGATCTCTCAGATACCTCCGGGTCTTCGTTTCTGTCGTGTACACGATGGGAACGCGGACTCCGGGTACCGGGTTGAGTTAGACGTTTTCATGGCGAGCCCCTTCACGAAATGGCACAAAAACCATCAGTGTTGGAGCTGGCTTGAACTCGTCGTTACTCCAGTTCAAGATGACTGGCGTAACCTTAGGGATGCGCACTTTGCGCACGTGTATGCGGCACTTTCGGGCGCAAGCTCGGAGGCTCCGTTCACCCTTCGTCGTAAGACGAGGACAAACGTAAGACGCGTTGCTTACGGCTAGGCGCCTACATGGCACGGCCATAGTAGGATAGCTCTGGGCCTGTCC